AGTAGTTCCTGACGCTTCTTCGTATTTGTCTTGCTCAGTTGGTTTATCAAACTCACCTGTTTCAGTATTATAAGTTTGCGCTTGTGCAGTTGCTTCTGCTGTTTTTGCAACTTCAGCACCTACTTCTGAAGCATGTTGTTGTTGAACTTGCTGCGCTTCAGTAAGGCTTGCAGTTGCTTCTTGGTGTGCTGCAACTAATTCAGGAGAAACAGGAATTCCTTTCTCTTGATTTTCATTAATTCGATTTGCTAATTTATCAACTTCAGTTTGTCGTTCATTAACACGCATCTCATTAAGATTAGCTATTGTTTTATCTTGATCTGGAAGCAAATCAAATACATTAGGAAGAGGAACTCCAGGGGCATCTACAGGTGCTGGTATACCTAAAAATTCTGCAGGATACATAAGCGCTCGTTCTGCCTGTTCTTCTTTAATTATTGTTGATTCAGTTCCAAATAGCTTATTACCTACTGGCTTTCCAGGAGCATCTTCAGGTACAGGCATTCCGAATGATTCTAAAGGATACTGTAAAAATCTTTTTACTTGTGGAGAGAAAAAGCCTTCGTCTTCAGGCTTTGGAGGCGTTGCAACACCATCTATTTCATAATTGCCTAACATCTGAGCATCAGAAACATCATCAGCTGCTTGAGCGCTTTTAATAAACGAAAAGCCTGTGTCTTTATCATCATCTGCTGTTTCATAAGGAGTTTGAAATAAATCCATTTCTCTAGCTCTACGAGCCTCAAGCCCTGGAAGAACTTCTCCACCTGCCATACGAAACTCTGAAGCTTCCTTTTGAAAAGTGTCAAAGTCACCTGCATTAAGTGCTGCTCTAGCTCTGCTGTTAGCAAACTGAGGACCACCAATATTAAACAACAAAGACTTAACTGCATTTTGCTGATTAGGATTCAAGTCAACATCAACTAAATTATTATAGTCTTCTTCAGCTACTGCAATATCTTTCATTAGTTGCTGATTTGCTTGTGCATCAGACAACTTATCACCCATCTTAACACCGTAAGTGCTACCATAACCTATTGTAGGTACACCTGCAGAATCTAAGTATGCTTCATTACGAAGACCTTCTTCTGCTTTTAAGAACTCAGCAAGAGCGCCTTGATTAGCATACATAGGAGGTATATTACCACCGCCATAGTTATAGCTAATACCTAATCTTTCAGAAAAAGAACTTTCTTTCTTTTCTGGTTCTTTATATTTACCACGATAAGTATTACCTGCCCACATACCAATAGAGCCATCTTTCATACGGCGATATTCAATTCCTGGAGGTGCTTTAGGTAATGTAAACGTATCTACAAGACCTTGAATAAAACCACCATCAGACTCATAAGTAGGAATAGGTCCACCTTGTGCCTTTTGTATCTGCCTGCCTTCTTCATTCATCTGGTCAATCTTTTCTTGATTTCCTGGAATACGAGAAGCTTCTGCGTTAACTACGTTTTCTCCTGGAGTTAACCATGCAGGTACTGTATCAGTTCCTTTAGGGTCTCCTGGATGATTATCAGTATCCGCCCCGTTAAACCCATCGGGCATATCAGGTATCACCATCATCATCGGAATAGTTGTGTCTGGTTCAAAGAACTCAACGGAGAACATATTACCGTAACGGTCTTTATTACTAAGACTTTTTAGCTTCATTACTTGCCTCCGCTATCATTATTATCATCGCCACTGCCTCCAAAGGCATCTAAGCTTACTTCTTTTTCTGCTTTAACTTGATCACCGAAAGTAGTGCCACCACCTACTCCAAAGCCATCATCATCACTTTTAAAATCATTTGTTGTATTAGACAAGTAATCAATGTTAGCAAAGTTATCTTCAGGTGTACCTAACAAAGAAACAGTATTACCTTGCGTATCTGAGGTCTGAACAATTGTTCCTGTTGGGGTTTCTATTTGTCCTGATTCATTAATTACACCTGTTTGATACCCAGCGCCTGTAGTAAACACATCACCTGCACCTGTTCCATAAGCATAAGTACCACTAGATGGTGCAGTAGGTGCTGGTCCTCTAGGATCAAAGCCTAACATTTGTGCATCAATATTAAACAAGTCAGCTTCATTATACATATCTTGTCCCATTATTTCTGCATTACGCCTAGCTTGAGCTTGCATTGTATTTACTCCTGCTAACTCTCCAGGAGAATAACCGCGCATTCTATCTTCACGACTAACATTATAAATAGAGTTTTCGTAGCTACCTAACCCTGCACTCAAAGGACTTTCGCCTACTGTTCTAAGTTGACCATAACTACCAAATAAATTATCTTTATAAGCAGCAGGGCTTGCATAAGACTGTGCAGCTGCACCTGTTACAGGATTGTATGCTCTGCCTGATTCACCAAACACATTACCTTGAGCGTCATATGTTCCAGGTTTTCCGTACTCATTAGTCAAACCTAATTGACTAGAAAGAAAAGAGCCTCCTGGAATTCCTACAGCAAGTAAACCAGCTAAAGGATTAGTTTTAGTGGGGCTATAACCTAGCGCTTGTGCTGCTGGCCTGTAATCAGGAGAATACATAGGGTCATCACCACCTGAACTTGCTGCTTGCGTAACACCGCCACTTGTGCTAGGGGGTGCTGGCATTCCTGGAACTGTACCTACAGGTGGTGTAGATGGTCCTGCACCCTGTACTCCTGGAATAGCCCGTCTAAACCCTACTGTAGGTTGCGAACCTATATTTGTAGAATAATTTTGCTGTGCTTGAGTAAATTGTGCATTACCTGCAAACGGATTTGCCATGCTATAGCCTTGCCCTGCTGGTTGTGGAGGGGCAGAAGGTTGTGACACAGCAGCACTTTGTGGAGCGCCTACTGCTGGCGCGAAAGAAGAGTTCATATAACGCTGGCCATATTTGGGTGTAATAGTATACCCTGGCTGATAAGCGGATTGTGACATGTTACTCTCCTTTATTTATATTTGTACTCGATTTCACCACCAGCACTTTTGTATTTAACAGAAGCAAGTGGACCCATCATGCCACCCATAGCGTTATAGTTTACGCCTTCACCTTTAAGAAAAGAACTAGCATCAGAGCCTTTACGGTCTTCACCCATAACATAATTCTTAGCAGACTTTAACTTACGAGCAATTGATTCTAGCATTCCCTCGTCTTCTGCTTGATCACCTTGTGCTGCATACAGTGGGCCACCGCCTGATTTATGTACAATCCCTATCCCTTGAGAAGCAAAATAATCATCTCGAGCGCGATCTAACCCTTCATAATACTCTTTATCTTCAAGATATTTAATTTGATCTGCAATAGATTTACCTTCAGGCGTTTTACGCCCCTTTGATGCATACAATGGACCAACGTGTCCACCGTTATTAAAGAAACCTAGCGCTTTACCTGCAAGGATACCAGCACCAACATAAGGCATTGCTGCACCCATGCCCGTTAATGCACCTGCACTATTCATAAGCCCTGCTTCGGTTGCTTTAGAAGCAAGTGCCGCTGAACCTTTATTAAGCGCACCTTCCATAACTCGTTGCTTAGCCATGTTGCCAAACTGTTCAGCTACTCCAGGTTGTGCCTGTACTGCTTGTGGGGCTTGTATTGTTTGTTGAACGCCTTGATTTTTTAAACGCTCTTCTTCACCTGCAATTTCAATCATTTACCGCCTCCACTGCTAGTAGTTTCTTTAGATGCTACGCCTGTAAGTCGATTAAAGAATCTGTCAAGCGACTCGTCTCTTGCTTGTAGTTCACGCTGCTTTTGCTTCTGTAAAGTAGTACCAGCTTGGCCCAATTGTTGAATACCTGTATCTGCCATTTGTTGACGTTCACGCTGATATTCACCTGCACGACCTGCTAATGCACTTTGCATAGCCGCTTGACTACGTGCAGAGCCAAGTGATCCGCCAGTGCTTGCGCCCATAAGATTTTGACCTGCAAGATTTTTAAGAGCAGCTTCTTCAGCTGCACGAGTACTGTACAAGCCTGATCCAGTCATTTTATCATAAGCAGATTGTTGTTGTGCTGCAAGTGCTTGTTGCTGTTGTGGGCTTAACCCTGCTACAATTGATTGAGGGCTTGCTTGTTGACTGCGAAGCAATCCTGTTGCAATATCAAGACCTTCTTTAACTTGAGGTTTAAATTCAGGCGCAATACCTGAAGTACTAGTAGTTGTACTCCCACCACCTTTAAATACTACGCGACCACCAAATCTAGAATAGGCATCGCCAGTCATGTGCTTTATTAAAAGCATTTATTTCTCCTGTAATACGCCTCTCACTGAAACGTGCAGTGCCGCGTTATATCTGTGTTGCAAGAAACGACCATAGTCCATAGCTTCTTGCTCGCTACGAACTGAGTCGGCTCGCCAATGTTTCCCACCATTTTTCTTAATGTGATCCATCATGGCATCAAACAGTCTATAAACAACAAATGCATTATTGTAGTCATGATCTACAATGCAATCTTTAACGTCCATAACCCATTCTTTATTATAATAATTACTAAAAGTAGCAGCAGACAGGAAGCCTCTTAATGAACCATCATCAGCGTAATCACCAATAACAAGTACATGAGGCGTTCCTTCTTTTTGCTTTTCAACTAAGGATGTAAAGTATTGAATCCAAATAGATTCATTACGTTCATATCCTAAGTGTTCTTTACCTTTTGTTGATTTATCCATAAGCTTAATAGCCTCGAATACATCATTGTCCCCAATAAGTTTTATCATGTGTTTACCTTTGTTTGTAAATCTGCAAAATTAGTTGATGTTTTAATATCGTTAATTAACTTTAAGTTTTTATTTTCAAGATCATTAATTAAACGTATTAACTCTAACAAAGTAAAATCTAAAGAAGGGTTTTCAGTAATAGGAGGATTTTGTATTGACATTACTTAGCTCCTCCTTTCTTAACTTCTAATTGAAACCCTGATAGATTCCATGCCTTAGTATTATTACCTGTATAACCTGTGTTTGTTCTAGCGTTTGCATCATCAATTCTATAGTTTAAAAATCGACCAGTAATACGTAAGTCTGTTTTATATGCATCTGCTACTACGAAATCATTAACAGTTAACTTATTTGCTTTTGCATCTGTTTGTGTATTATCTTCTTCTACAGTCAAATACGAAAGCTCACCAGAATTATTAGTTGCTCTTGCTCTGATTTGTAGCGTAGCTCTTTGTGGAGTACCGCCTACTGTAGCTATAGTTCCACCATCAGCCCACACTGCCATACTATTTAAAGTTTCAGTATCAAAGTTAGGTGTGATACTTAGCTGTTGACGTTCAACATAAGACACATAGGGTGTTCCTTCAAAGTCATAACCAAGATCTGCTGCTCTAATACGATTAAACAATGTACCGCTTACATAACCACTCTGTGCAAAGATAGGGAATATTTTATTAGGGTTAGTTTGACTGTTAGACCAAGATCTCACAATATCAAATGTAGTACTAATAGTAGTTCCTGTTGTACTTTGTGTAGGTGTAGTTGTAGCTACTGTAACACCCTCTGCTGCAGCTGTTAATGCTGTAGTAGTTGGTGCAACCGTTGCAGGTATTACTTGTGTATCTGGACTAAATGCAGTTACATAGTTAGCTGTAGCACTAAACTGGCTAGGGCTAATTGTAATTGTAGTCGGAGCAGAAGTGCTGTCAGGCGTAACAATCAACGCATTATTTGTACTAATCTCAGCAAGAGCAGCTAGCAATGCACTTTGCATAGTAGCTACTGTACCATTTGGTTTTGCTAACTCTGTAGCATTTTGTGTTTTGCTAGGATCATAGTAAGCATTTAAATAGTCTGCATCATTAGTATGCGAAGTATCACCATAAGTACTATCGTTAGCGGCAGGAGTAAAATTAGGATCAAGCAATCTGCCTGGACCTTCTCCGTAGTGTCTATCGAAAATAACACTACTTCCACTTGTTGTATTTACTGTAATAGTTACTCGTGTTAGCTTAGCATAGGTAGCATCAACACCATTTGTTATTGCAATATCACTACCTGTAGAGTCAGTTATCAGAGGAGTAACAAGCGTTCCTGTTCTAGAATCACCTGCTGTTACTGTGTAATCAAAAGAACCTGTAATAGCTTTTCTGTCTACTGCTGTAAAAGTCAATACTTCATTTGTACGTGCAACTGTAAAGTAAGTAGTATCTGTCCAAGCTGCTTCTAATGCTGTAGCTATCTCAGTAGCTGTTATTTCTTCTACATTAGTAGGTGCAGAACCAGAGTCAGGATCAAATGCTGCAGTGCTATTAAAGTTAACACTAACCGCATTACCAAAGCCTGAAGGTGGAGTTAGCGTAATAGTATCAGTTGTATTATGTGCTGCTCTACCTGCTCTTGTTTGAGCGCCTGTAAAAGTACTATTGCTAAAACCAGCTGGTAAACTACCTGCACTTGTTACTGTAACTGTAAAGTTATTAGCGTCAATTCCTACTGTTGCAGCTGTTGCTGTCACAAGACCTGTGCCTGTAGTAGTAGACCAGCCACTGTTAGCATTAATAAGTGTACTAACTGCTGTTACTACTGTAGCTCTTGTATGTGTACCACTGAGTATTGTAGTACTGGTAGTTGAGTCAGGAAATGTTACTGTAAGTACAGGTTGAGGAATACTATTGTCAACACCTGTAGTTACTACATTAGTTGATGCTGTGAGATTACCACCGAATGTAGTTTCAGTATAACCTGTGCCTTGATAATCCGTTGCAAAAGCAATTGATAAAGCACTGTGATCACCACCGTTTACTGAAGTAAACCTTACATTATTACCGTTTGCAGCAACACCATAAATAGCTGTAGCTGTACCATCAAAAACAGAAAGCGCAGAGAGTTTATTAATAATATCATTTCTAATATCTGCTTGACTCGTAAGGTTTTTTGTAAGAGTAACAGTTTCATTAATTGCTGCTTGTACACCTGATACTGCTGGTGCAGTAATAGTCATCGAAATAGCAGGGCTAAGTGCTGCAGTAATACCGTAAACACCTACACCTGTAGTAATCGAGTTAGGTGTTATATTAGTAGTTGTGCCACTGCCTGATACCGCAAAAGTAGAAGTACTAAATACACGAGGTCCAGGAACATCTGAAGTAAGTGTAAGAACATTAGATGCTGCTGTAGCTGTAAAATCTGCTAAAGCATTGTTTGCATTAATATAATCTCTAATTGCTTCTACAAATTGTGCCATTGTAATTGTAGCACCGTCTGCATAGCTTGTTCCAAGTATAGCACTAGCAGGAAAACTAACATTACCAATACTAGCATCACCATTAATAATTGCACTAGCACCACCATCAAGGTGTGTAGTTTTATTACGGTCATAAGTAAAAGTAGTACTTGAAGGATAAGTTAAAGAACTAACTGCATTAACTGTGTTTGGACCTGTATCACCTGTAACAGTAAGATCTACAACCTCAAGTACATCAGTAGTAAAGCTACTAAATGTTCCTACTGAAACTGTTTTAATTGCTTTAGTACCTACTGTCTTTTTAGGTGTTTTACCATTAATGGTTACCGCTTGTATTTCTTGTTTACCACGATTACTATAACCTGCATTTCCGCTGTTACCTGTAGCTACGATAGTTGCTGTTGGAATACCGCCACCTTTAATGGGGCCAACATCACCTGCAGCTACTGCATCAAGGTCTCTAATTGTCCAAGTATTTTGTCTATAGTTCCAGATCAACGCTTCATCACACTCACCACCAGTAGAATTAAGAGTTGGATAACAAACCCATATTTCTTCTTCTTGGTGGTTTTGGAGAGTAAACAATTGACGTTCATGAATTGGATTTAAGTTATCATAAAAGTAACGGTTAACTCGTTTGCTAGACAACGATTGTATATTTCCTGGATTTCCTGCAAAAGTATAAATGTCGTTAGCGCCTACTACAAAATGTTTACCATCATATTCTACAACTGCACCTGTAGTAAGACAACCATATTCATCTGTGTTAGGTGCAAATGAAACAGGTGCTGCAAGATTACCTGTAAGACGCATAACGTGTATACTGTCTGTACTGTAAATATACATATTACCTTGTAGCGATTTCATTTCTTGAATAACATTAGTTTCAGAAAGAGTAAATTCGTCAGCTGTACTTACACCAGCTGCAAATGGATTCCAGTTATTTGGCACTGATCCAGGAACTGCAACATCAGAAGTTCGGACTACACCTGACAGTCTACGAATAATTTTAGCTGGATTAGTAGAATCAACTTCTGTTAGGTCACCTGCAACTAACAAATCACCAAATGATTCAATAATACCACATCTTACATTAACAGGGTTCCTAGATTCAATTGTAACAACAACATTGTCACCAATGCTTAAACCACCAATAACAACAACTGTTGTATTAGTAGCTGTATCTGTATAAATTTGAAAATGATTTCCTGATATAGTAGGAGTGGTTAAAGGTAAAGCCCCAGGAACAAAGTTAGCACTGTTAACTGTGCCTGTTCCTGCAGGGCTACCTGCTTGTGCTGACTTAGTACTAGTACCTGTTACAAGAATTTGATTAACAGAAAAATCTACTTTTTGACCAAGATCAAATACTGTACTTGCTCCAGCAGAATATGTATCATTATGCACAATTTGTTCTACGTTATAGCTATCCCATCCAGGAAGTTCAGCAAGTACAAGGTCGTTAATATTATTATTACCTGCAGTGTCTAACACATAGTGTGGCTTATTAATACCGTTATTAATAATAAAAGCAAAGCCACCGCTAAACAAAGTGTGTTGCCAGCCATATGTTGTAAAGCTAAATCCATCAGTTAATGTAGCAGGTGTTATATCTCGCTTAGTTCCTGTATGATCTTGTATGTAAACTTTTTGTCCAACAATAATATTGTTTCGAACGTAGTCTACTACCCAAATATAATAACAACCATGCGGTGCTAGGTTTGGGTTTTCCCAGACTGCAAAATATCTTACTTGACCAAAGGTTTCTCCTGCTGTAGTGATATCACTTGTAATATCATTCAGCAAGAGTTCACCTTCTATTTTTCTAGCTGCACCATCTTTGAATCTTACATTTCTAACATCTGTAAAAACATTAGGTGCTAGCGCAATAGGAGGAGTGTCAATGACAACTCCCATCGATGCAATGTCGGTAACAGAAATAACATCTTCTGCCATTTTACTCCTCCACTATATTATTGTTAAGCGCACTCTTTTTGGCCAGTGATTGGGTCGAAAAAGCAAGCCTCTGCCTCTCCTTCTTCTTTAACCAACGGCGTAACTTCGCCAGATACCGTCTCTTTTTCTTCCACGGTTTCGTTGAGGATACCGTATCTTTTGCCACTAAGTCTAAACGTTGTACATCCCTTCGCCCTGCCTTTCCAGGCATCAACATAGACCTGTTTGAACTCATCATAACTTACGTCATCTCCTACATTACAAGTTTTAGAACACGCTGAATCAATGTATTCTTGTGCTTGCAGTAGTACTTTAAGATGATCTTGTACGTTTGTTTCGTTAGCTGTTTTACCTTTAACTCCCATTGAGTAAGCATAATCTTCAACTCGTTCAACCTTTGGTCCATCAAAGGTCTGGATAGTTCTATCGTAGTAATGACTAAAGACAGGTTCAATTCCTCCCGATACGTTATCTGCACACAGACTAATCGTGCCTGTAGGCGCAATTGAAGTTAAGTGACTGTTTCTAATTCCATTTGTTTTAATTGCAGCATAGACATCATGGCTAAGTGATTTAATAAATTCACCTTCTAAATACTGTTCATTAAAGAGTGGGAAAGCTCCTTTTTCTGCTGCGAGTTCAGCTGATGTTCTATAGGTTTCATCTCTGAGAGTTTTGAAGACGGTAGCCATCCAATCAAGGAAGTCAGTTGAAGCATACGGATGTCCCAATAGCTCGCCAGCATTGGCAAGTCCTGTGACTCCAAGTCCCATTCTTCGTTTGTTTTTTGCTTCATCCTCTTGCTCCTTCAGTGGGTAAATAGTTCTATCGATAACATTATCCATAGCTCTTACTACGTGCTTAATGTCTTTTTTAAAATGTTCATAATTAAATTTATCTGAGTCTATATACTGTGTTAGATTAAATGAACCAAGAAGACAAGCACCAAAAGGAGGTAGTGGTTGTTCACCACAAGGATTAGTTGCTTCTATTGTTTCGCAATACCATAAATTATTATTGTCGTTTATTCTATCAATAAACAAAACCCCAGGCTCTGCCCAGTCCCAAGTTGATTCCATAATCTCATCCCAAAGTTCATGTACATCTTCGTGAGATAATGTTTTGTAGACTGTGCCTTCAAATATCAAATCAAATGTTCCGTAAGGATCTTCAAGACACTCCATAAACTTATCAGTGATTCCTACAGAGATGTTAAAGCCAGTAAGCTTATCACTATTACGCTTAGCTCTAATAAAATCAAAAATGTCAGGATGATCGACACGGAGTACGCCCATCTGCGCACCTCTGCGATGACCACTACTCGCGATAGTTTGACATATAGAATCAAATATGCCCATAAAACTGACAGGCCCACTAGATTTAGAATCAAGAGATTTAATAAGATCGCCCCTAGGACGAATGCGAGAGAAATCGTATCCAATACCACCTCCTCGCCTCATTGTCTCTGCCGCATTACAGGCCCTTTCCATAATACTATTCATAGAGTCTTCGATAATACCAGACACAAAGCAATTATAAGCAGTAGTAATTCGTGGACTTCCCATGGCGTTTTGAACACGACCAGCAGGTAAGAAACGCATATTACCTAATATATCTTCTAATTCGTATTGATGTTCTTCGTTATCACTTAATGCTCTTGCTATGCGTTTAATTTTACCGTCAAAGTCTTCATCTTCTAATCGGTATTTCATTTGATCGATTTCTTCTGAAATAGGCATCGATGGACCTACGTATGTCGTGTTTCTCATTAGTTAACCTCTATAATATATAATGACGATTTTCCCCTTATAGGGCGTTTTATATACTACGCATACGGTTTACTAATCGGTCTGCTCTGTTAGTAACTTGGGTATACCAGCGGCTGTCAACCATCTCATCTGCGGCCTTATTCCAATCACGAGAGTCTACACCTGCTTTCATTCCTTTAAACTTACTCAGTCTAGGATAACCCATATTAAACATCATGTTAGCAATTATATGTTGTACTTCTTCGGGTAGTTCGTAGAAATCATCATAAAGTTTACTACATTCATCCAACACTGTTTGTATGTCTGTTTCAAAGCAACTATTTACCCTCTCTGCTGATACTGGCGTTCCTACAGGTTGTCCATGCTCAGTATCGGTTTCTTTAACAAGATGACCAATTCCAAACGTAGGCAAACCAAGATGATCAAGATAAATACAATACTCTACACCTTCATCTTCTGTTATTTCTTTTCTAAGTGTATCTATATTCATTTAGTTAGTCCTTTTGCTTTTTCAAAGCTTCTCATGCCGCCAAGACCAAGCATACCTAATAGTATAGTCATTAAGCTATCCATGTCAAAAGCTGGATAAGCTACAGCTGGAATACCTAAATATGCAGTAACCACATCTGCTGTAGGAAAAATTAAAAAGTGTGCTAACAATGCTACACCGCATGTCCAACCAATAAACGGACGCCAACCAGCTACAAATATGTTTTTACTCTTAGCTTCTTCTTTGTTAATGTCTAGCTGTCCTTTAGCTAACTCTTGTGCGTGCTTTTCTGACATTGTAGCTAGCTCATGAGCAATCCTAGCTTTTTCATCTGCATCAGGAATAAACTTATCTAGCAATCCTGTTACAGGTCCAATTAATGCTTGTATCATGCCTTTTCTCCTTCTTTACATTTAGTAGCTACTGGTTTAAAAGGTGACTGCACCATTGAAAGGTCATATACCATTTTAGCTAGCCTTACTTTACAAGCTTCTTCCGTTTTATATGGCCCATAAGTATCTGCAGCTTCTATACAAGTTTTTTGAACGTCTCCCATTAAGCATATTAATACTAATGCTTCAAACATATTGTCCTCCTATGAAATAGAAAGCGCCTTAGCTACAGAAATTAAAGTAAAAATTACTATACTAACCATACCGCCAACTACTAGTAATGCAATTAGCGCTTGTTTTATAGCCTCAGCATTTTCTTTTTGTTTTTTAATTCTTAGCTTTTTCGATTCTAATTCTTTTTCTTTTTGTTCTTTTAATCGTCTAGCTCTTTCGTCTACAATACTTTGCCAAGTTCCAGGCCCAAATCTAAAGTCTACAAGGGTAGCTACTTCACGCATTTTTTCTTGTGCTAGCTTAGCATCTATTATTTCAGATGCAACTCCTGCATACTCACCAAAGTTATTGTAACCTGCTTGTTTATTTCTTTTTTGTTGTACTTGTTTCTCGCCCTCAAACAATTTATCAATATAACCAGCTATATCGCTAACGTCATTAGCGGTGTTAATAACACTTTTAATGCTATCAACAGCGCCTTTGACTAAAGCTATACCTGCCATTGTTTCTGCGATCATTTTACTTCCACCACAAGGTATAAATTTTTATCCCTAAATAAATTATAGACATTACTCCAACGGCTAAAGCCATCCACTCGTTGAGTGCAGGTAGCCATAAAGGTGCGCTTATCCCACCTGCTGCGATTGCTATATCGTTCTGGTTCACCCTGCAATCTCCTGAATCGTGACAGACAGTGTTGCCGTACCATCAGTTTTCTGAGGAATCTGTTGATTATTAGCATTATACTCTTGTGCTTGTAACTTATATGTTATTGCAGAAGAAGAGTTATGGTTATCTAAATAACTAATAACAAGAGAATTATAAGTGCCGCCAGCGTTAGTATAATGATAGTAAGGATTACCACTAGCAGTCGCATTGGGGTCATATATATCCGTAGAATCTCTTACTAATTTTACAGCTATTCCTGTATCT